ACGCCCCAGATCGACCACGAAGTGAAGTCGCTGCGCGAAGTGACCGTCATGCAGCTGCCCGACGGGTTCACGCCCATGCAGCAGTTCGACGAGTTCGCGATCAACCCCCTCGCGCGTGCGATGAACTACTCGGCGTTCGCGTTCGCGTGCATGGTGTCCAACGCAGCTGCCCAGGGCTCACTCCCGCCCATGATCCAGCGCCGAGGCCGTACCGCACGCGAGGGCAAGTGGGTCGAGGACCGTGACCACGACCTCAACCGCGTGCTGGAGGAGCCGCTGGGTGTCGGGACGCCGTCAAATCCTCGCCCCCGGTGGGCGTGGGACCGTCTCATCTCGATGTGCGCGATGCAGACGGACCTCGTCGGCAACACGTACATGCGTCCGATTGTGCGCGGCAAGGACCTCCGCGGGTTCATTCCGTTGCTCCCCAACCGGGTGCGGCAGGAGCGCAGCCTCCAGGGGTACGTGCGCCGCTACCAGTACAACGATGGCCTCGAGATCCACGACTACGCTCCTGACGAGGTGATTCACCTCACGGCGCTCAACCCCGGCTCGTTGGCCACAGGGTCCGCTCCGTTTGAGGCCGCGATGCACGCGGTCATCGCAGACCGCACCATCATCGAGCGAATCCGCTACAACCTCGAGAACAAGATCGCCCCCGGACTCATCGTCACGGTTGGCAACGGGTTGACGGAGCCCCAGCGCGACACGTTCTACGACGCGCTGGTCAAGGACTTCGGAACCTCGAGCCGCGACGGGTTCCCGCTGCTCATCGGCGGGATGACGGACGTCCAGGTTGTGCAGTCCCAGATCTCCCAGACCCTGTACGCCGAGCAGGAGGCCGCCGCCAAGTCGCGTATCCTGGCAGTGTTCCGCACCCCACCACCCATGATCGGCGACTTCGCCGCGGCGACGCTCCAGAACTTCGACCGCGCGACTGCGGCGTGGTGGATTCACACGCTGCTCCCGAACCTCAAGGCGATGCTCAACGGCATCAACCAGCAGGTCGTGCGCCGTCTGTATGGCCCCGACGTCCGCATCTGGTACGACATCGCTGACACAGAGATCGGCCTCATCCTGCTGGACGAGAAGATCAAGGCCGCCCAGGGCCTGGTCAACCTTGGCTACCCACCAAACTGGGCGAGTCGTCACGTTGGGCTCGACATGCCCTTCCACCCGGACCTCGAGATCGCGATGGCTCAGATGCAACTCGCGGGCCGCGCGGGGAGTGATACGGCGAACCTGGACGGTGCGACGGACCCCAACGATCAAAACCACACACCGGGAAGAGATCCACAACCCGACGAAGTTACGGAGAGTGGACAGCGCCCAGGTTGAGAGGTGTAGTTTGGAGCACAAGCTCGAACGGAAAGCAACAGCCGCGTTCTCGTCGGAGGATAACGAGATCAGCGGCTACGCCGCGGTCTTCAACGTTGTCGACCGCGTCAAAGACATCATCCTGCCCGGCGCATTCAAGGCCGTGCTCACCCAACTCGACAAGGTCATCCTCAAGTACATGCACGGCTCGACTGGGGAGGTGCTGCCCATCGGGGTGACGACTGAGTTGCGTGAGGACGGGTATGGCTTGTTCTTCAAGGCTGACATCATCGACACGACGACCGGCACGGACATTTTGAAGCTGGTGCGTGCAAAGATCATCGACGAGGCCTCGTTTTCGTTCCGTGCGCTCAACTACGAGTACGACACGCTGGGCCACCGCATCATCTCCGAGATCGACTTCGGCCCTGCACCAGAGATCACCGTAGCGGACCACGGTAGTGCGGTCAACCCCTCCGCGCGGATTTCCGCCACCAAAGCATTTTGGGCGTCGTGGGACACCCCGACCCCTCGTGAGGACGAGCCCAACTCTGAGCTCGTCGAACTCTACAACGCCCTGAAGGAGCGATACACCCATGAGTGACCAGAACGATAGCATCCAATCCCTACTCCAGAAGATGGACGACCGCCTCGCCAGCATCGTCGGCGGCGTCAAGACCGACCTCGAGGGGCAGCGCAAGGAACTCAAGACCGTGCAGGCCACCCTGCAGACGGTCGTCGACCAGGCCGCGGCCGCGGCCGCCATGCTCAAGCATGACGGCGACAACCCCGTCGAGGTCAAGGCCCTTCGTGAGGTCACCGACAAGCTCACCTCGGAGTTGGAGGCCTACCGCAAGCGCGTCGAGGGCCTCGAGAACGAGATGGTCGCCGGCGGCCGCTCCAGCGCGCCTGCTCACGAGCACAAGTCCCTCGCCGAGTTCATCCAGGACAGCGACGAGTGGAAGAATCAGTGGTCAAAGATCAAGCCTACCACAGGGTACGGCAGCATCGACCCCGGCTTCAAGTCCATTCTGACCATCCCCGCGCTCTCCCGCAACGACCACGACCTGCGCTCCTGCTTCCGACAGGGTACGGAGATCAAGGCCAACGTCCTCGGATCCACCGCTCTGGGTGACTGGTCCATCCCTGTGTACCGCCAGGGTCTCATCGAGGCCAAGCCCCGCAACATGGGCTTCCTCGACCGCCTCAACCGCATCACCCACACCACCGAGACCTACAAGTTCAAGCGTGAGGCTGAGAACAGCCGCCGCGCGTACGCTGCCACGCAGGCCGCGGGGACTTGTGCGGCTGGTGCGTCCACTGTCGACGTCGACGACATCTCGATGTTCTACGTCGGCCAGACGGTCCGATTCATCGTCACCGGCGGCACGGTGTCTCACGTGATCACGTCCATCACCCCCGGAACGGCGCCTGCTGGTGCCATCGCATGGTCCGGCGTGTTCCACGCGACGCTGTCGATCGCCGTCGACGACTGGGTCCAGTCCGAGTCGTGGGGCGTCACCGCAGAGTCCGCTCAGAAGCCCTATGGCTACTTCGAGGTGGAGGAGGTCTCCCTCACCATGAAGACCCTGGCCACCATGATGGCGATGACTCAACAGCGTCTCAACGTCCTGCCCCAACTCCAGCCGGCTCTCGAGCAGAAGCTGCGTAGTCGGTTCCGCCAGAACGTGACTCAGCACTGCCTCTACGGCGACAACGGCGCCGACGAGCTCCAAGGCATCTTCGGGTTCACCGGCGCGCAGACCGCTCTGTGGTCTGAAGGCGCCGTCGGTGACACCCGACTCGACGCGCTCCTGCGTGCCACCGAGACCCTCGCGGTTGAGGGGTACTTCAACGTCTCCCACGGCCTCAACCCGGCCGACTGGGGACTCATCACCCGCGCCAAGAACGCTGACGGCGAATACCTGTACCGCAATCAGCACGGCCCCGCCATCGTCAACGCGCCCGGCGCGATGTCGGTCGATGGCACCCCGGTCTACACCGACCACTACATCATCCAAGGTGACTTCCTCTCCGCGGACTTGATGGAGGCGGCCGAGCTCGTCGACCAGGGCACCGGTGGGCTCGCGTTCGGGCTGGTCAACGACCAGTTCCAGAAGAACGAGATCACCGCGCGGTACGAGGAGACCATGATCTTGGCCATCCTCACCAAGTACGCGTTCATCCTGGGTAGCTTCGACTCCCAGCCCTAGCCCCAACCGGTCAGGTCCTCTGAGGACCTGCCCCGCGACCTGAGAGCCGCCCTCCTCCCAGGTCGCACCCCGAGGGATACACGTGAAGATCCGACTCCTGAAAGACGTGCCAGATGTGGGAGTTCGCGGCCAGGTGCTCAACACCGTGCCGTCGATCTACCGCATCCTCATCAAGCGTGGATTGGGCGAAGACGCCGCCACGCCGCCCAAGCGGCCCGCGGCCGCTGCGCCCATCATCGACATCGAGCCCGTCGTCGAGCACCTCGAGCTGCCCGCCGAGGTCGAACTCGACCGCGCCGACATCATCGAGGCCATCGAGCAGCTCGACCCCGAGTTCGATGTCGGCAGCAAGGGCACCAAACGACTTCGCAAGCACCTAGAGGCGCTCCAGAATGGCTAGAGTCGCAGACCTCATCTCGTGGGCCACTGCTGAGGCGGGTCTTCGGACCCGCCTGGCGGTGCCCGCGCCGGCCGAGGCCGTGACGCTGCAGCTGCTGTTGGAGTCCGCCGTCGAGGCGTGTGACGCGTACCTGGGGAATCAGCCTGGGTGGGTCGCGCTGCCTCACAAGATCGAGCTCGGCATCTATGAGTGGTGCCGGGTGATGCGTGCAGCCAACGCCACTGGTGGTGTGCTCAAGCGCGTCAAGACCCATGAACTCGAGGAGGAATATGCCGACGCGGGGGTCCGCTCCGCCGCGCGGTCCATCGAGCTCGACTACTGGTACGACCGGAAGGCTCAACCATGGTTGGTGTAGACGCCACATGGGAGGAGGTCGACGAGGGTTGGGACCACGCCTTGGCGTCGCTCACCGAACTCGACGACATGCTCCAAAGCCACACCCGGCTCGGTGTGACCGAGCCCGAGGCGATGGCGCGCACCGCCGTTCACGAGATCGACCACGGGTTCCTGGCCCACGCCATCGAGGTCACCAACATGGAACCACTGGGTGACTACGTCATCGGCCACCCCGGCAGCGTCCACGACGCGTTCGTCGCGTGGTCGTTGGGGTCTGGTGGCATCGTCCGCAACGCTCGACTCCGCATCATGGAGTTGGGGCTGTTTGACACCTGGCTCATGTACGACTCGGTCCGAGTCATCTTTCCTGGAGAGTGATGCTCGGCGCCACATACCACACCGTTCGACGCTACGCACCCGGCACTTGGGTCGACGGCATCTACAGCCCTGGTACCGAGTCGACAACGACCGTGTGGGGTTCCATCCAGCCCGTCAAGGGGCGCACTGTCGAACTCCACCAGGAGGGTGCGCGGGTGGTCGGCACGTACTGGCTGTTCACGACCGACGACACGTTGCGGCTCACGCACCTCTCTGCTGTCAACGACTCAGACACCATCGAGTTCCGCAGTCGCGCGTACAAGGCGTTCACCGACGAGGACTGGATGTGCCACACCACTGGGCTGCCACACCACTCGTTCCTGCTGGTCGAGATTGGTGAGGACGCACCCGGTGTTGCGCGGCTGCTGGCGGCCGGCGACTTCCTCACCGTTGGTGGTGACAAGGTGCTACTCCAATGACAGCCCGCTACACCGCAGAGGAACAGACGCTGCTCGCGTGGGTCCAACTCGCGTTGCCAACGTTCACTGTCATCTACGCGCGGCAGCCACTCGCTGACGCCCCCCGCCCGCTCGAACCCTATGCCACGTTGTACGTGTCGTCACGCCGTGCACTGTCGTCCACGCCGCACGAAGAGACGGTCGCGCGCACGCCGCCGAATAATACAGCAGACGATGTGCGTTCTCTAGCGTATCAGGGCGTCGCGCGCGTGGACCTGTTTCACGACAACGCCCAGGAGTCTCTGTCAGCGCTCACGCACAGCATTCGACACGAGGCTGTTCGCACACTGTTCCGCACCAACGACCTCTATGTCACCGGCCTGCCGACAATCATACCCGAAGACATGCTCCGTGCTGCGGGGTATGAGCGGCGCGCTCAGGCCGACTACCACTTCCGATATTACGACGTCGACACCGTCGCGACCGACACCATTGGTGAGATTGTTAGCGTCATCACCGTCAACCCCGACGCCATCGACGAAGCCATCATCACCACCACCGTAGACGAGTAGGTTACCCATGGCAAATTTTGATAGCAACGTAGTCGTGAACCTGCTCTCGAGCTCCGCGTCCGCGCAGATCAAGGGCTTCGGTTCGTTGGTCGTCTTCACCAAAGACGTGACGTTCGCCACCGCAATCAAGAAGTACACGTCGAACTCCTCCGTGCAGGCCGATGCCGAACTCGGCACGACTGCCAAGGCCATCGGAGCGGCGTACTTCGCGCAGACTCCCAACGGTGGTGACTTCCGAGTCGCCCGGATCGCCGGCCCCGCGTTTGCGACGACCGACTACGACGCCGCGGCCGCCGACGCGCTCGGCGACTTCTACGTCGTCACGCTGGACTCTCGGCTCGCCGCGGACCTCCGCGCCATCTCGGACCACGTCGAGGCCGATTCGGTCAACCGGCTGTGCTTCCTGCAGACCGCCGACGCCGACGTGCTCGCGACCGGCACGCCTGTGCTCATTGGTGGGGTGTCGGACATCTCGACCAACACCAAGACCGCGCTGTACTACCACTCGGACGTGACGGAGCGACTCGAGGTCGCGACCCCTGCGGTGAAGATGGCGGCCGATCCCGACGTCGTTACCACCACGTTCAACTACGCGCGGGTCACGGGCGTGGCCGGCGACGAGGACAACATCACCGACAGCCAGCTCGGCTACCTCGAAGGCTACCACATCAACTCGTACCTCAGCGCCGGCGGGCAACTGTGTTCGGGTCCTGGTGTGCTCGTGACCGGTGACCCCATCGACACGATGGTGTCGAAGCACTGGTACGAGGCCCGCGTCCGCGAGGCGTGTATCAGGCTGTTCGTGACCGCGAGCGCGCTCAACAAGAAGATTCCGTTCGACAACGTCGGCATTGGGCGAGTCGCGTCGACGCTACTCACGGTACAGAGCCTCGGGCTGCGCGTCGGCCACTTTGAGGACAGCATCGAGAACTCCATCCCCGATATCTCCGATGTCTCCGATGCCGACCGGCTGGCGCGACGCATCAACATCTCGTCCACGGCGACCCTCCTGGGTGCCATCGAGAACGCGACGTTCAACCTGAGCGTCCTGGCCGCCTAAGGAGAAACACATGGCACTACAAACCTACAACCTCGAGAACCTGCTGGTTACCATTGGCGGCGTCCCCATCACGGAGTTTGCCGCAGGTGACTCCATGACTCACTCGTTCAAGGACGATGACTGGACGTTCGTCCAGGGAAGTCACGGGTCGGCCGTGCGGTCCAGGAAGTTCAACCACGTCAGCGACCTCACCATCAAGGTCCTGCAGGGCAGCAACACCAACTCCACCCTGGAGGGGTTGGCACAGGTCTCGACGATGTTTGTGCCCATCCCCGTCGTCATCTTCGACATTGGCTCCATGCAGCCCGTCCTGGAGTGTTTCCAGGCCACGTTCGTCAAGGACCCGGAGTTGACGCTCGGGGAGGAGGCCGGCACGCGTGAGTGGAAGCTCACGCTCGTCAACGCCATCACCCATCACGGGCCGTTGGGCCTGCTCGGCGACATCGTCGGGCTGCTCTCCCCGTAACCAACCCAGACCGGGGCTTCGGCCCCTGTCTTCCACTGCTGAGGGCAATTCATGCAACAACGAGAGATTCGAGGTCGGAAGTTCACCTGTATCCCGTTCTCCTGGTCAAAGGGCGTCCCGCTCCTCGCGGAGATCATGGCCATCAAGGGCGACCTCATCGGCGCGGCCGTCGGAATGCAGTTCGGTGCTGGCGGCGACATCGGCCAGATGTTTGGGCGCGTGCTCTCCGAGCTGCCTCAGCGCATCATGGACCACGGCGGCGTCGAGCTCATGGCTCGGATGCTGGCCACCACCAAGGCGGACGTCGACGGCAAGCAGGTCGCGCTCAACACGCCCATCAACCAGGACATCGTGTTCGGGGGTGACTACCTGCTCGGGTTCCAGGTGCTCGGGTTTGCGCTCGAGGTCAACTACGCCCCTTTTTTGGGGGAGGTTTTGAGCGATTTGACGTCGCTCTTGACAAGGGGGCTCGACAAGCTCGGGGTGCTGGTGGAAACGGGGAGCCCCGAAAGTCTCCCCGACGCGTCTTCCTCGACGCCCTAGATGACCCGCTGTTCGTGGAGTGGGGCCACCTGTCTTGGCTGGTGGCCGCCCACCTCCGCATGCCGCTGCGAGAAGTGGAAACCTGGACTGTCGCCGAGGTGTACCGGGAACTACAAGTGATCCACCTGCGGTTGATAGAGACAGGGGAGTAGCAGCATGGCCATCGGCAAGAAGATCACCGCCAAAGTCCGTTTCCGAGTCCAGCAGCAGGAGCTCAAGCAGGCCAACGCCACGCTTGACGGAATGCGGGCTCGGCTGCTCGGGGCAAACAACGCCGCGACGGGGCTGACCGGCCGGTTGTACCGGATGGCCACCGCGTTCGCGGCGTTCTCTGTGGGGACGCGTGCGGTCGGAGGGCTGCTGTCGAGCATCACGACGGGCGAGCGTATGATGGCGCAGCTCAACGTGCTCGAGGGGGGGCTCGACAAGGCTGGCGTCAAGTGGAAGGAGATGCTGCGCTTCGCCCGCGAGACTCCGTTCCAGATCGAAGAGAACATGACGGCTTACATCGCGCTCAAGGGACGTGGGCTTGACCCGTCCTACGAGGCGATGACGGCCTACGGCAACGTGTCCGCCGCACTGGGTGTCCGCATCAACGACATGACCGACGCCATCGCGGGG